CGTTTTTGCTCAGCAGCGCGTCCTTCATCCAGTTGTAGGTGATGAGCTCGCCGTTGTTCCTGACGTGGAAGCAGTGGTTAATGTAGTCCGTGCACTGCTCGGCCTTGGGCTCGTCGCCCGGCTTGGTCGGCTCAAACTCCACCACGCGCTCAGAGCCGGCAAACTTCACCATGAGCTGCGGCAGCATACTCTCAATGGTGTTGCGCACGTCCGGGCTCACCACGGACGAGCGGCCTTCGATCTCCGGCGGCGTCAGGTCCAGCGTGGGCTTGGCCAGGTAGTAGCTCATCGCCTTCTGGCGCTGGGCGGCCAGCTTGCCGCTGTACCAGCCCACCGCCTGGCGCATCTCCTGGTCGGTGATCGACCGGAGCTCATCGTCAGACATGCGTGCCATAAAGGTCTCAGGCCACGTTGAAGCGTGGGTAGTTGATGGTGCCGCCCCAGGTGTCGTTGGTCATCTGGTCGGCGTTCAGTGCGAGGTAGCGCATGGCGTCTGCCCCGTGAGAAAACTCGTCGTGCACCGGGTTGCCGGGCTCGTTCGTGGTCGCGTTGATCTGCCGCCGGTAGCGCTTCAAGCACTCCACCAGGCGGGCGGTGCGGTCGCGGTGGAAGTACACGCGGCTGAAGATGTCGCGCACCCGCTTGATGCCTTGCTCCACGTCCATGTTGGGTGTGCGCTGCACACTCCAGCCCAGGCCCTGCAGGATCTCGGCGTCTTGCTTGCCCGTCTGGTGGCGCTTGGCAAACCCGTCGTGCGGCAGGTAATGCGTGCCCCAGTTGATGGGCTCCCCATCCAGGCGCAGGGCTTTGAGCTCGGCTGAGTAGTCGGCCAGCGTGCGCTGCGTGCCCTCGATGTAGTGGATGAGGCGGATCTCGCTGGACACCTTTTGCGCCAGGATGATGGACATCGAGTCGTTGAAGCCCAGGTCCCACACCGCGTGGGTCTTGAGCAGCGGGTCGTGCGGCACGTTGCCGATGCGCCCTGTGGCGTTGGCCATCTGGTCGAAGTAGATCGCCCCGTCCACGGCGGGCTTGCACTGGCCCTCCCAGATGTGGGCGTAGTCCTCGCGCCGCATCGTCGCCTCGGCGTGCTGGCGTTCAGCCTCCAGCACCGCCGGAAAGCGCCCGTTGTCGGCGTGGTTCATCTCGATGGACACGCAGCCCGGCGGCGGGCTGCTCACAAAGCGCCGGTAGGTCTCGTCGCTCTCCAACTGCGGGTTGAAGCTGACCCAGATCTCCGAGCCGTTCTTGCGGATGGTCGGGATCAGGATGTCCCAGGACCGCCGGCTGATGGCCTGCGCTTCCTCGCACCAGCAAACATCTACCCCCTCGAAGCTCTTCAGGGACTCGGCCGTCTGGTCGCTCAGGCCCGAGAAGAAGAACTGCGAGCCGTTCTTGCCGCGGATCTCCGCTTGCAGCACCTCGTACTGGCTGCCCAGGCCGAGCGCTTCAATCTGGTCGCGCAGCAGCTGGTGCACCGACTGCTGAATGCTCTTCTGGATCTCGCGCGTGCACAGCACCCTCAGCGGACGCTGCGCCGCCATGATCAGCAGCGCGCGGGCAAAGCCCCAGCTTTTTCCCGAGCCCCGGCCGCCGCGCACCACCTTGTAGCGGTGCGGCTCGAACAGGAACTGCAGCTTCTGCGGGAACCAGGCCTCAACCAAAGGTCACCCGGATGGAGTGCTGCACCGCGCCGCCGTCCTCGCCCGTCACCTGAATGGGCAGCACCTTGCCCACCAAGCCCAGGAACGGCGCAGGGTGGCTCTCGGCCACGCGGGCCAGGTAGTCCACCCCACCGGCGCGGTTCAGCGCTTCGGCCACCATCTCGCGGATGAGCGCGTTGCCCTTGTCCAGCGAGCCTTTGGGGCGGCCAGCGCCTGGTCTTGGGCCGCCTCGGTTTGAAATGTTTGATTTTTTTTCGGGTTCCATGTGGATTGTCCGAAGTGATGTGCTGCTCTCGCCCGCCGCTATCCGCCGGGAGATGAAGCGGGGCAAGTCCCGCGTCGAGAGCTGCGGCTCATTTGCCGGTGATGCCGCTTGCCGTGGGCTTTGCGCCCGATTGGCAACTGCAGGCCAAAACGAAAAAACCCGCCGACATCGCTGCCGCGGGCTTCACAAATTGCAGAGACACCTCTGCGGGACGAATTTCAGCACAGCTTCAAAGCGCGTTCAAGGCTTTAGTCTTTGCGCGTTTGGTTCGCTTGTTTTGGAGCTTTTCGGCCAGCGCTTTGATCTCGGCGTGGTCTTCTGGGTGAGCGTACAGCTCCAACCGGGTGAGTCCCAATCCTGCGCGCCGCTCACGCAAGGCGGCCACGCGGGCCGCGATTGTTTTGGCGGGCATGTCAGCCATTCACTCGACCCTGCAGATATTCCTGCAGGTGGCTGACCGTGTTGCGCCTGTCGAGCCAGACGCCCGCCTGCTTCACGCCGTTGGAGCGTGTCTCGATGATCAAAATTCCGCCGCCTTCGCGGTACGGGTGCACGATGGTGTTGGGCAGCTTGGCAATTTGCTGGAGAAGGTCTGATTGCATGGTGTTGCTCCTGGTGGCATCAGTTGTTCAGCGCGCTGCAGGCAGCGTTGATGCTGCCAACGTAGAAGCCAACCCAACCGGGCTTTGCCTGTGACTTTCCGTCAACCAGCTGAACCCAAAAAGCGCGGTCGCTGCGGTCGCTGCCGGTAGACAAAACAGCCCAACGGGCGCCGCACTGTTCGGTGATGTAAGTGATGGTCATGTCGTTGCTCCGGTTGCGCTGTCGATGTGTGAACTGTATCAGCGTTTCCGGTAACGTGCAAGTGTTTTTTCACACCCGCTCCACAAACATCTGCACCGCATCCGCCACCAGCTCGGCGCGCTCGTCTTCGTTCTCGGGCAGCCGGGTGCTGCGCCACACGCTCACCCCTGTCGCTCTGTTGCGTGCCACCAAGTACAACGCGGTGCGGTACGGATCGGGGATGCTGGCCACCACCTGGCCGATGTGGCGGATCAGCAGGCCGCGCTCGTCGGTGTCCAGCGCGCCGTTGGCGTCGTCGTACTGCCTACTGGCCCGCCAGCCACGTGTGGATGGGCACTCCATGGGGTAGCCCTCCACGGGGCTCCAGTCGCGCTCAGCGCGCCACCACAGCACCAGCAGCTCCAGCGGGTCGATCTCGCTCACGGCCAGGCCAGCCATTTCTCGCGGATGGCGCAGGCTGCGTCCTGCAAGTTGCCCTCGCGCCACTTCCCATCCTGCGTGTGTATCCATGCGGTCCATCTCTCCCGGTTGCGTCGGTACAGCAGCATGGGCTCGGCGCCCACCCTGGCGGCTTGCTCGCAGGCCTGGGCCCACCAACGGGGGCGGCTCAGGCGCTCCTGGCGTTTGACCTCGATGGCCCAGCCCTTGACGGCCAGGCAGTCGGCGCCGCCTTCGCGGGTTTGCGTGAGGTTGCGCGTGAGCATCAGGCCCAGCTCATCGCCCAGCAGCTTGAGCACCTCGCGCTCGGCACAGGCGCCCTTGCGGCGTTGGCTGGCGCTCACTGGCACCCCTTGCACACGTACTGCTTCACCCCCTGCACGCGCATCAGCTTGCGCCCCAGGGAGTTGCGCGGCTGGTTGCACTTGGCGCAGCGGAATGTGATGTGCATGCCCGGCCCGCGCTGGGCGCCCCAGGCGTGGCCCAGTCTCAACGTGTCGTCACTGCTGATCGGTGTGCCCACAAATTCCTCATCGTGGTTTTGAGTTGTTCGACGTGCGCCTTGCCGCGGCGCTTTTCCAGGCTCTGCAGCCAAGCCCGGCGTTCGTCCAGGCTGGGCAGCTTGAGGATCCAGCGCGCTTCGCATTCATGCCGCCAGGCCTCGCTGTAGCTGCTGACCTCGGTGCCGTCATGTAGCGCGGGCACAGCGGGCGGCGTAGTGCCAGATGCTCGACACCTGCTCGATGCTCACCGGCGCCACGCGCGGCGGGTTCTTGGGCTCGGCAAAGGGCTTGTCGGTCTTCCAGCGCGCAAAGCGGCCCGAGCTGGCGGCCCACGCCACCCCGGCATGGCTCAGCGCCATCAGGTGCACCCCGGCGGTGTTACCGCTGATGCCAAACTGCTTGGCCACCTGCGCGTTGCTCACGGGCTGGTGGACGCGGATGTAGGCCAGGATGGCCTGCTGGCGGGCGGTGAGCTTCTCGGTCAATGGGCGTAATCTCGTCATCAGGTCCACAAAGGCGCTCCACGATGCTGGGGCTGTCGGCGTGGTAGTGGGCGCAGCGCTGGCGTTGCTTGCACCACCCCCCCATGCAGGCAATCACGCCACCCTCTTGATCCCCAGCCGGGCGGCTTGCAAGGCGCGCTGCACACGCTCGGGGTCGGCCTTGGGCTCCGGCAGGCGGGGCAGCTCAGGCGGCGGTGCGCCGTTGGCCAGGGCGCGGAACTGCATCACGTTGGGCGGCTCCACCGGCAGGTGCTGCAGGGCGTGCTTGAGCGCCTCGGGGTTGCGCTCAAAGCCGGCCAACTCTTCGGCCCAATCGGCCTTCACCAGCTCCAGGTCAATGCCGGCATTCGTCCAGCGGCCCAGGAAGGCACTGCCGTACCGCACGGACAGGCGGGCAAAAATCTGGTCGATCCACTTGGGGTTCAGTGCCATGTCACTCTCCGATAGCCAGCAAGGCAGGGGTGATGTCGATCACGTTGCGGCTGGCAGCCGCCGGGCCCTTGGCGGCGATTCCGGGCAGGAAGGCGGCCATCTTTTCGCGGGCAAGCCGCTCGTCGCGCTCGCGGAACGATTCGGCAGAGGCAGCCGGCCTGGCCGCCTGCAGCTCGGCGGGTTTAAGCCAGTCAGCACGCAGCCCTTGGCTGCCACGGACACACCAGACCCGCAGGAAGGCATCAAGGGTCAGGCCAGCAAGGCCGGCTTCCTTGCGGGCCTCCTCCACCACGGTGTCGGTGACGGGTGCGCGCTTGGCTTTGCGCAGTGCCAGCCAGTCCGACCATGTCTGCTCCTCAACATCGCCGGGCCGAGATGTGGCGCGCTTGCGCGTTGCTACTTCTGAACGTAGTGAAGAAGTATTTGGTGTTGGTGTTGGTGTTGGTGGCATTGCATCGGCATCTGCTTTTGATGCCGCGGCATCGGTTGGTGATGCCGTGGCATTGCCGGGTGCTGCTTCTGGCTTATGCCAACGCTTGTTTGCCTTCTCGCGCTGCTTGTGCTGCTTCTCCCGCATGGCCGCAATTTCCTGGTCGGCGCGGGTGTTGATCCAGCCTTCGGGCGTGGATTCGAAGAACTCTTCCAGCACCACCGCGACGGCTTCGCGCTGGCTTTCTGTGGTGGCCAAGACCAACCGGCACACAGCCCGCAACTCCGCGGGCAGCGGCTTTTCGGTCATGTAGTAGGTGTCCAGCAGCCGGCGATACGCGGCGTCCTCTTCCCAGCTCAGGTGCCGGGTGGCGCTGACGTAGTCGCCGATGTGAAACGGGTAGTAGTTCATGCCACCTTCCACTCGCGTTCTGGCCGGCCTGCGGTGCTGAGCACGTTCTTGCCGGTGGGTTGAATGAGGCCGGCGCGCTGCAGCTCGGCGGTGCGGCGGGCCACGGCCACGCCCGTCAGGCCGGTGCGCGCGGCGATGCCGTCCTTGCCCAGCGGGCCAAAGCGCTTGAGGCAGGCCACGATCACGCGGTGGTGCTGCGCCTGGAGCTCCCTGGCGCTGGCGGCGGCTTGGTGGCTGGTCACCGGATCTGTGCGCCGGGCCTGCGGCTCGAGGCCGAAGAGCGCCAGTTGCGCATGCTCACTTTTGGGCCGTGGCAGGACACCTATGCTGTTCATGTTCGCTACCAATCGTTGAACCTGCATGCTCAAAGAGCCCAGGCTCCGCCGTCAACGGAACCAGTCGGGCTGCGCTCGGAGTCGGTCGGAGTCAGTCGGATGCGCCTGGATGCCATCAAACAAAAAACACCCCCTGTAGGAAAACTCTTACAAGGGGCTAAGAGCGCCAAGACGCTCAGGAGTGAGACAGCAAATGCACGCATCAAGCGGCCTCGCGCACCACCGACCAGGCCACATCAGGGCGAAGGTCCTCGCAACGCACCACGCCCTTGGTGGCTCGCTCAATAGCCGGGCAATACTCGGCTGGCACACTGCGCCTGGAGCGCCACATGTAGGGCGCATGCGCCGAAACACCAATGGCGCTGGCCAAAGCGGACACACCGCCAGCAGCCAGCGCGGCCTTTTCGATGACGTCGGGGTTTGTTTTACTCACGAAGGTGAGTGTGCCACGCTCACGAACGGGATGCAAGCCTCGGGAACAATGCCAGTTGTGTCTTCGATCAGCGAACGTCTCAAACAAGCCCGCCTGCGGCTGAATCTCAGCCAGGTGGAGCTGGCCAAGCGGGCCGGTGTGGCCGCTGGAACCATTGGCAACCTGGAAGCCGGCACCCGCGAAAAGCCTCGCAACCTGCTGGGCATTGCCCGCGCACTGGGCGTCACTCCTGAGTGGCTGGAAGAGGGCAAAGAGTCGGCACCGGCCGCAGTGGCCTCAGGAGTTTCCCCAGTAGCTCATCCGGTGATACTGGATGGAATTACAGTGGTTCCCAGAATCGAATGGGAGCAATTGATGGGCGAAGACCCTCTGCCAACTGTGTTCAACGTCGCTGCGCCAGATGCCTCTATGGCACCCAAGGTGCCGCAGGGCACCATCGTGGAATTCACGCGCGGCCTGGAGCCTCGGCCAGGTGACGGAGTGCTGGTGCGCGACAGCTTGGGTCACCACTTCTTCCGCCAGTTTCGAGAGAAGCGACCCGGCCACTGGGAAGCGCACGCGGTCAATGAGGCCTACCGGCCCATGGACTCCAAGGACGACAACCTGAGCGTGGTGGCGGTGCTGACCGCAGTGGCGGGCCGCTGGGCCTGACCGAAACCTCTTCTTGATCGCCAAGCCCGCCGTGAGCGGGCTTTTTTGCGTTTACGGGTAATCACCTACCGAAATACTCACGTTCGTGTTGACATTTTATCTCACGTTTGTGAGAATTCTCTCCATGCGCTGCACGGTGCGGCGCGGGAGAGACAGATGGACGCAGCCTTCAGATCCGCTCAAGCCCGCTGGGACAACCTGCTCCCAGACGAGCGCGATGACGAGCCCACGGTCTACGAACTGAGCGAGGCCCGCGACGAGTTCCTGACCGACGCGTTTGCCACCAGCCTGTGGCTTGTGGACAACCTGGCGCAGCCCGAGCTGAGCACCACCCGCGTGCGCTCCCGCTGGGTCGAAGAGGACATGACCGAGCTGACGATTGACGAGCTCTGGGTGCTGATCCTGTCGGGCACCGAGAAGCAACTCATCGCCGCGCGCTTTGAGCTGGTGGACCGCATGTGCGAGGCCAGCGCCGGCAACATCGAGGCCCGCGTGCCGGCCATCCGCGCCGCCAACCGCGTGGAGGCCGCCGAGTACCTGGCCGAACTGCAAGCGGAGGCCGCATGAGCTTCCTGCGCATTCACGCCGACGAGGCCCGCATCTGCGCCAGTGGCCCGCACCTGGGCCGCCAGCGCAGCGTGGAGCTGGAGCTGGACCTGAGCGAGACGCAGTGGATGGACGCCCTGTCTTTCATGCTCAGCCAGACCAGCGACGACAAGCTGCGCCGCCTGCTGCGCGCCGAATACCCCGACCTGTTGGAGGCCGCATGAACGACACCACCCGGCGCTACCCGCGCACGCTGCAAGAAGCCTTCCCCGCCGACCGGCAGTGGGCGTATGCCGTGGAGCGCACCAGCCGGCGCATGGACGCCGTGGGCAGCGTGCTGCTGGCCTCGCTGATCGGCTTGGGCCTGGCGCTGGCGCTGGTGCACTGGTGGGCCGCATGAAGTGCCACGGACCCTGCGAGCAAGGCCGCCGGCCTTGCCCCACGCCCGAGGCGTGCGAGCTGTCGGAGGTGGACCGCGCTGACCGCCTGTTGGTGCTGATGGTGGTGGCCGCTGCGGTGGTGACCACCGTGGTGCTGGGGCTGCTGCTGTGAGCCGCGTGCACCTCACCCGCGCCGTGCTGCGCGCCGTTCTCCGCCGCGACTGGCGCGTGGCCCGCATGTGGGCCGGCGTGCTGCGCGATTCGTTCAAACCCCTGCCTTTTTGAGGAGACCTTTCATGGGCAAGCCCTTACCCGCCGGCGTGATCAACATCCGCGGCAAGGAATACACCACGGTGGCGCTGCGCGTGCACCAGTTCCGCACCGAGCGCCCCACGCTCAGCCTGATCACCGAGGTGCTGCACCGCGATCTCGACTGCGTGGTGATGAAAGCCGTCATCACCGACGAGCAGGGCCGCGTGCTGGCCACCGGCCACGCCGAGGAGTACCGCAAGGCCAGCGAGATCAACCGCACGTCAGCGCTGGAGAACTGCGAGACATCCGCCATTGGCCGCGCCTTGGCCGCCTACGGTTTTGGGGGCACCGAGTTCGCCAGCGCTGACGAGGTGCAGCGCGCCATCAACGGCGACAAGGGCGAGCCCACCAAGTCTGGCCCCATCAGCGCCACCGACGGCGCGGCTGACGCCCTGCAAGAGCAGGAGCGCATGGAGATGCAGGAGGTGGCGCTTTACATGATCGATTGCCACCGCAACGGCCGCGACCTGGAGGCCATCCGCGTCTGGTACGAGCCCGCCACCTTTGAGAGCAACGAGCAGCGCGTCTACGTGTGGAGCCTGCTGAAGACCGAGAGCAAGTTGCGCGCAACGATCAAGGCCAACAACCCCAACCAAGAGAAAGAAGCAGCATGAAGATCGCCATCGAACACATCCGCGACCAGTTCAACGTCGCCCTGTCCAGCAAGGAAGGCGTGGAGCCTTTCATCACCATCAAGGGCGCGCGCATCGTGGAGGGCAAGAACGGCCCGTTCATCTCCTGGCCGGCCAAGAAGATGGACTCCGGCAAGTACTGGAACCACGTGTGGTGCAGCGAGGCCTTCAACGCCGCCGTGCTCGAGGCCGCACAGAAGACCGCGCCTAAGCCCGCCAAGGCCAAGGACGAGGCTTGGCAGGCACGTCAATCCGCGCCGGTTGAGGACGACATCCCGTTTTGACCTGCCATGCACTGGCATGACCCACAGCATCACCCTCGACAACCCCCAGGCCGCCCACGTCACGCTGCAGCGCCTGTGGGGCTGGCTCAAGCCGCGCTTGCTGCAGGGCCAGCGCATCACGCTGAGCGTGGAAGCAGAGCGGCGCAACAACAGCCAGAACGCGCTGCTGCACGCCACTCTGGCCGATATCGCCAGGACCAGGGAGTGGGCCGGCAGGAAGTGGGACGTTTTGACCTGGAAGAGGCTGCTTACAGCCGCGTGGCTGCGCACCCGTGGCGAGCAAGTGCTCATGGTGCCGGCCCTGGACGGGCACGGGTTTGACGTCGTGTTTGAGCACACCAGCAAGCTCAGCAAAGCCGAGATGGCGGAGCTGATTGATTTTATCCAGGCCTGGGACGCACAGGCATAAACCCGCAACCCACAACCCTAAGAGACCGTATGAACTTCAAGAGCAACACCGTTCAGACCTTTGATGCGCAAGTAACGCCAGCGATGGCTGCAGACATGCTGGCCGCCAGTGCAGGCAACAGGCATATGCGTATGTGGCATGTCGACATGCTTGCCGCTGCCATGGTGCGCGGCGAATGGAAAGTCACACATCAGGGAGTTGCCTTCGACTCCAACGGGGCGCTGATTGATGGGCATCACCGTTTGCGAGCTTGTCAGCAATCTGGTCTGACTGTTCCGTTTCGCGTGACTGTGGGTTTGCCGCCAGAGGCAGTCAACGTGATGGACACCGGAGTGCTGCGTAATCTGGCCGACCTGACAGGCTGGGACAAGCGTGTAGCAGAACCTTTGCGGTATGGCACAACGATAGCCAGAGGAGATCAGCGCGTAACGGCCGCTCAAGTTCGCGAAATTGCCGCAGGTGGTCTTTTTGATTCACTTACTACTTTGATTGAGTATTGTGGAAGTGCCCGACGCTATTTTTCCAACGCGCCCGTAAAGCTGGCCGCCGCCGTCACGTTGATGAACAGGGATGACGCAGCTTTTGTTTTGAAGCAGTACCGCGCCCTTTGCCTTCTGGACTTTGACCAAATGACGCCTAGCGCCAAAGCATTGGTCCGTCAGGTCGATTCCTCCAAAATTTCCGGCGGCTCAACTGGACAGCGCGACATGCTTGCCCGCGCATTGCGCGTCTTTGATTCTGAACGGGCCAACGTGACCAAAATTCAAGTCAACGAGGCTGACGTCAAGGCAGGAATTGAACTGGTCAGAACTGTCTTGCTGAACTCCATCGGTGAAGGCCGACCCAAGACTGCGCGGCGGGTTTCCGTGTCACTGCGTGATCGTTAATTGGCAAATATGGCTACCGCAGCATGACCGAAACCCTGACCTGGACCCCCGCGTCCACCAAGCCCGACGCCGACATCAGCGTGCTCGCCTGGCGCGACACCCGAGAGTGGTTCAGCGGCTGGTGGGACGACGAAGCCGGCGCGTGGTTTGATGCGGCCAGCGGCGGCATCGTCGAAGGCGTGACGCACTGGGCAGATGTGGGGGGACCGAAATGACCCCCTACCGCGCTCAAGACTTTGCCCGCTGCGCCGGCAACCCCTGCCGGCTGGAGTGCGAAACCTGCGCCCGCAACGAGCGCAACAGCCCGGTGCATCCCGAGGCCACACGCCAGGTGTGGATGGGGGCGTGGGTGATCGAAGACGAACGTTGCCCGTCGCGGGTGGAGGTCAAGCAATGAGCTTTGTGTGCCCCCTGCCGCCCGAGAAGGTTTTCGTGCGGCCTGAGTACCTGTACGACTTCCAGTGCGACGCCGACGCGCCTCTCATTGGGGGCGTGTGGGTCAGCGTCAAGTCCATCCGCGGCCAGGCTTTCCGTTTCGAGACCTACCTGCCGGAGTTTGGCGCGCTGTACGACAAGCTGCCGATCTCGGCGTTCTACTGGAGCAGGGCCGGCGGTGACCTGCCGCTCGACGTCTTGCAGATCTGGGACTGCATGAGCTACCACATCGAGGTCATTGACAAGCCGTTCCTGAAGGGCCTGCGCGCTGAGTTCTTTGGCAAGGACAAGAAGCTGCACCAGGGCGAGTACATGCTGACGATTGACAGCTGCAACCCCGACCCGCGCATTCCCGACTTTGGGTTTGCTGAGACGCCGGAGGAGCACAAGAGCTTCAACCTGCTGCGCCTGGACAACGGCCAGTTCGCCCTGCAGCCGAACAACCGCTGCCGCTTCTTTGACCCGGCCATCACGCACGGCGAGCTGCGCATGCCCGACTTCAAGGTGTGCACCAAGACCTACCGCGTGGAGAACACTGCCAAGTGGAGGCTGGGAGACACCTCGACGGTGACCTACGACGAGAGGGGCGAAGCATGACCACACTACGCGAAGCCGCTCACCACGGGATCCACTGACATGAGCCTGATGACACAAGCGTGGCTGCTGGACAAGTACGGCCCGCGGCTGAACGTAGACGACCTGGCCGAGGTGATGGGCTATTCCCGCGCGACGATCAACAACGAGATCAGCGACGGCAGTTTCCCTGTGCCCACCTACCGCGCCCACGGCAAGCGCTGGGCGGACTACCGCGATGTGGATGCGTATCTGGACCGATGCCGCGAGGCGGTGGCGAGCGTCTAACGTTGCCGATAAGCGGCACGGCACGGTACTCCGTGACGGGACCGCTTGATTAGCGGGGTTAGGCGTCTTTGTGGATTAACTGGAGAACCGATGAACACCGATGAAATTGTGGATAGCCTGGAGCGCTGCTTCATCTCGCCGAACGTGGCCGACTCCAACATGGAGCCAGCGAACGTGGTCGATGTGATTGACCGCGCCGCCCGCAACCTGAGCAGGATCGCGCACGCCATCACGCCCACAGATGCGGCTGCGATGCAGACGCCTGATGGTGGCCGCGTTGGCAGCTTGACCGAGGCTGTGATCTATGCCGCCGACAGCTTGACGAAGATCGCCGAGGCCATCGGCGACCTGGCCAGCGCTGTGCGTGAGCGAGAGGCCTAACGTAGAAGTGAGCCGACAAGCCGGCCAAAAGGACGTATGAAGACAAGCAAACGTAGCCAGCCGGCGCAGGTCGGCTCGACTGCCATGTTAGGCGCGTGGGGGCGTGACGACCTGATGGCAATTGCCGCAGTGCGCTACTGCCTCGGGCGGATGACGTACATCACCAGCGACTGCGGCGAGTGGCTGATTGCGCAATGGCCCAACATCAAGCCCAGCGCGCAAGCCGTGATCGGCAGGGACATTGACGAGGCATTCGAGCGCGACGACGAGGCGCGAGATTCTGGCGATGCCTACAAGCCGCTTGGCTGGGACTGCGACCGCGCCGTGTGGGAAAAGGTGCGGGCACTGTGGCAAGCGCCTAACGTTCGAGCTAACCGGCCTGACACAGCGCGATGACCACCGACACCACGATGACGCCACCGACCGATGCCAACCACAGGACCGCTGTGGCTGGTCCGGTTGAGCGAGGGGTTATGCGTCTCGCGGTGGTGCCCGTGGACTTGAAGACGGCGAACGAGTTTGTCCGCAACCTGCACCGGCATTCGCGGCCCGTGGTGGGCCATCGCTTTAGTGTGGGCGTAGCCTGCCAGGATGGCGTGCTGCGGGGCGTGGCAATCATTGGCCGCCCGGTGGCGCCGAAGTTAGACAACGGCAAGGCAGCAGAGATTACCCGGCTCTGCACCGATGGCACCCGCAACGCCTGCTCGATGCTCTACGGAGCGGCACGGCGCGCTGCGCGTGCCCTTGGGTACGCACCGATCTACACCTACACCCTGCCGGATGAAGGCGGGGCCAGTTTGCGAGCTGCTGGTTTCCAGCTTGAGCGAGAGAACGCGGGCGGGTCTTCCGCCATGTGGCACAACCGCCCGAACCGCAAGGCGCAACCAGTGGGCGATGACCTAATTGGTGGCAAGTGGCGGTGGGTGGGTTGACGCATAACGTGTTATGTGCTGACCAGCGCCACGCTGCGCAGGCGGCCTAAATGCCACCCTTTCCCCAGCGCCTCCCTGCAATAGGCCGCCTACTTTTCCCCAGATGGCCGGTGCAGATCCTCGGGCTTGAGCTGCGTGTAGCGCTTGAGCATGTTCCAGCTCTTGTGCCCCGTGACCAAGGCCACCTGCTGCACCTCGTAGCCCGCCTCGAACAGCCGGCTGGTGCCCTCATGCCGCAGATCGTGAAAGTGCAGGTCGGGAATGCTCAGCGCCCGGCAGGCCCACAGGAAGTACTTGCTAAGCGTCTGCTCATGCGCGGGGAAGATCAGCTCCCCCTTGGCCTGGCGCTGCACGATGGCCCAGGCGTCACCCAGCAAGGGGATCCACTCGTTGTTGCCCACCTTGCGCCGCGGGTGCTTGCGGTCGCGCACCAGCACCAACTTCTTGGCCGCGTCCACATCGGCCCAGCGCAGCCGGGTGATCTCGCCGCGGCGCATGGCCGTCAGCACCGCAAACCGCACCACATCGGCGTAGAGCGCCCCGTGCTGCTGCTGCAGGTACTCCACCAGGCGCTGCAGCTCGTCCTCGGTCGGCCGGCGCTCCCGTCGCCCGCCGCCGCCGATAAGGCCCAGGTGCGTGAGCAGCGGGCGCGCCTGGCCCACCACATCGGGTAGCTGCACCTTGGCCGCCAGCGCGGCGTAGCGCAGCACCGTGCCGAGCTTGCCGATGTCCATGTTGCAGGTGTACGCCCCCGCGCCGTCGTCCTGGCGCGCAGCGCAGTAACCCCGCAGATCCTCGGGCGTCAGGCGCTGGGCGTCCCGCGTGCCCAGGTGGTGCTCGAGATGGCGCAGCGTGTAGTGCTCGGTGGACGAGTCACTGATGGGCCGGGCGCGCTCGCGCAGCTTGCGGTACGTGGCGATCAGGTCGGCCACCGTCACGCCTTTGGAGCGCACCGGCTGCGCGTGCAGCCCGCGGTCGATGTCCACCTCCATCTGCCGCGCCCAGCGCTCGGCCTCAGCCTTGGCCTCAAACGTGCGCGTGTAGACTGGATGGCCCTTGCGCCGCACCTGGGCGCGCCACTTGTCTTTGACCTGCAGAATGCTTGCCACCCGACCCCCCACTGCTACCGTAGCACTCGGTAGCACCGAGGCTCTGAAACGGGCTGATTGTGGGGTCTGTCGTGGTGAAGGTTCTAGAGGGAAAGCACGGTAGACTTGGGGGGCCGCCCGCCGTAGTTCAATGGGTGGATTTGCCAATGAGACGCCTGCTCCGTAGCACTTTTTGGTAGCACTCAAGGAGATTTGAATGAACACAGAAAAGCGCGCGGAGCAACTCACAGAGTACCTCCGCGGCCTGTCCGCAACGCTGGCGGACCCGATGCTTGAGGACGCGGCAGACATGATTGACGAGCTCTTGGCGGCCGTCTACGTTGAAGCCGAGAAGGTTGCCCAGCACGAGGCGCCCAAGCCGACACAGCACCCGCTGGTGCGGCACGCTGATGATCCACAGCTTCGCGCCATCATCGAGAAAACAGGCCGCCGACCTCCCATGGCAGGGCGCTAGCGCTCGCCTTCTGCGGCCATTGAGTTGATGGAGTAACCCAAGGCGGCCAGCGCTGCTGCAGGCTTCATGCCTGCGCGCATCAGTTCTACCGCCTTTGGCCAATCGGCCTCGGCGAAGAAGTGCCGCATGTTCTGGATGTCTTTTCGAGCGCCAGGCAGCGCTGCATCGCGCTCAATCTTGGCCCTGATGGCGCTGCGTACTGCTTCCGACTCCCCCATGTTTTGGGTCACGGTTGGGCTGATATTTGACAGCGCATCAAGCAGGCCCGCTGTTGCTCGGCCACTGAACGGAGCCGTTGGGACAATACCTGAAGGCCCCCACTCACCGATGCCCGGAACGTAGCCTGAATTGATCCTTGCCGGGACCAATTCAGAGGGGAACTCTGCTGTCATCCAATCGCCGAGCTTGTTCTTGAGCGCCTGCGGCTTGATTGCACTATCGCTGACTGGGAACACGCTGACGCCCCGGCTGGTCGCCGACGGGACGTAACCAGTCCCATCCAGCATCCACGCCAAGTTCCTCATTTGCTCACCCGTAGGTTGCAGCCCGAGCGCCGGGTCACCGTTGCCCAGCGCTCTGGAGTCCAACACAAACCCGCCCTTTTGCTTGGCCGCGTTCATGGTGTTGGGCAAATTGAATGCGCCAGCTTCCTGCGCATCCATGACGGCACGAAAGCGCTCAACTGCGTTCATGACCTTGTCAGTGCCTTCGGCCATTTGCCCGACACCTCCCGTTGGGAAGTCAACCAGCGGCCTGGCCAAGGTCACAGGGTTTGTTTCCAACTGGCCAGCGCTGTTGATGTAAGCGCCGGAGGAACGTACAGACGGCAACTGCCGAAACCCGACCGCCGAGTAGAGCGCGTCACGGTTGCCAAGGCCAACCGTGGGTGCATCGCTGAGCGTATAAGTCGCTGGCAGATCCCAGCGGCCATTTTCGCCATAGGCCAGCTTTTCCTCTGGTGACGCAGACAGCAGGCCAGGCACATGGCCAGTCGACGCCCCAGGCACTGCTTCGTGAGTGGCGGCCGCGGCGTGTTTGTAGAAGTAGTCCTGGGCCGTGTTGTTGGCCTCTTTCAAAGCGGCCGCCATCCCGTCTGCTGGGTCTCCAGCAAACCGGCCGCTCTTGCCGCGGCCGTAGATGTCCTGCGCTTTGCCAAGCACCCAAGGCAGCTCTTGCAAATGTGGTCCGGCCCAGTCCGTTCTGCCGCCGACGGCGTTGGCGTTTGCCCGGTCAACCATCAGCGCGGTCTCGCCGTCCATGAACGGGTGCATGGTGGGCGATACGCCGCCCTTCCAAATGCGGCCGTCCGGCGTGGTGTAACCAAAGCCTTGCGCCGCACGAAAATCATTGACGCCAAACAGGCCGGTATTTGGCTCACGCGGGTCGTTCTTGACCCTGTACTCGCCGATCTTGAACCCAAGCTTTGGCGCCTCACTGGCTGTCACGGCGTCATCAAGTTTGCGCATCGGGGCGCCTCGGTAAGCCATGACAGGCTCGCCGATGGCGCGGCTGTTCAGGTGTTTGAGCGCAAAGCCAAGTTCTGATTCTGGGGAGACGCCCGCGCTGTAGACGCCGTGCTGGTCAAGAACTCTGTCGAGTTGGTATGGCTCGGAGCTGATGGCCACCCCGCCTTTCGCTCGGTCATACCAGGTGCCAAGCCTATTAGGGTCCGCCTCCCTGACTGCGGTGACCGCGTCCGAGAACTGACCGTCCAGCGCGCGCCTCATGGCGCCAAGCGCTTGAGGGCTGTCCACGGTTCTAGGCGCCCCGATGTAGCCGCCCGCTCCGTCCGGCTTCAGGTGCTGTCCGTCACGGACTAAATTCAGAACAGCTTGGTCGCCGAGCTGGTCCGCGGTGGTGCGCCAATAGTCTGCCGGCACCTTCTGGCGTTTGGCGCCAGGCGTTTTTGCAGCGGATACCGCTGCGGCGGCTTCTGCGTCTTGGGCCACTTCCGCGGCGGCTTTGACGACCTTCTTTTGAATTGCGGTCTCGCGTGCCGCCTTAGAACCAAACTTGGCGACGGTGTCGGAGCTGAGCCTTCCAACCTTTGCAACAGGCAGGCCCGCCAGCGACAAAGCCCCGCCGCCGACCCCCAGGAGCCCGCTGAGCATGTTGCCGCTTTGCGCTTGGGCCACACCCTCCCCGGCCATCAATCCGCCTTCCTGGGCACCAAACACCAAGCCTGCCGGCGTGACGTCCAGCAGGCCCATGCCACCCACAGCGCCCTGGCCGCCGCCTGTCACCTTCTGGGCCATCTTCATGGCGTCGTAGGCGCTCATGCCAAACCTGGACATGAGCATGTCCTGCAGCCCGCTGGCGGCTCGTTCGCGCCAGGTGGGTTCGTATGCCTTCAGTTGATCCATCACCCCTCCAACAATGCCGCCTCAGCGGCTCGACGTTTGACCAATCCCGGCAGCACCCGGCCGCCACCGCGCACCCACTTCATCAGCTCCGCGCGCGCCCCAGGCACGTCGTCGGCGTTGATGCGCTTGCGCAGCGTGGAGCCCGCCAAAGCGCCCGTGCCGCAGTTGAAGGCGAAGTCCAGCACCGCCCCCGTGGCTGTGGCTCCCCAGTCCGCCAGGCCGGGGCACAGGCGCTGCACCCTGGGCAAGCACTGCAGCAGCTCGTGCTCCAGCAGCTCCAGGGCGCGCTCCTTGGTGACGGGCGGATCTTTCAGGCTCACCCGAGTGCCGTCCTCGTAGAACGTGCTGCCCACGCCGATGGTGGGCACCGCCGCCGGGCACAGGTAGGGCTTGAGGTACAGGCCCTCAAACACCAGGCACAGCCCCCGGGCGGTCTGGACGGCGCTCATTTGTTGCGCTTGCCCAGCGAGCGGTCAGCGAAGAAAAACCCCAGCACGGTGCCGGCCAGGGTGACGTCCCACTCGTCCATCTTCCAGTTCTGCGAGGCGAGCTTCAGGCACCACAGCACCAGGGCGATGGTCGCGGCAGACGGGCGGATGATGCCGTTCCAGATGTCCACCACCGCCCAGCCCGTGGGCTTGAAGGCCGACTCCATCACCTTGGCAAAGGCGCCCGCTTCAGCGGTGGCCACATCGGCCTCGGCCTTGGCCGCCACCATCTGGATGCCGAGCTCGTGCTGCAGCGTGAGCGCGGCTTGCATGCGCTGGTGCGCCAGGTCGTCCAGCTCGCTCTGCAGGCGCAGGCGCTCGATCTCGTGGGCGTGGTCCTGCTTCTTGTTGACCCAGGACGAGACCTCGCCCCAGACCATGCGGAAAACCGAGCCGCCGAGGAAGGAGAACAGGGCTTCGATCATTTG